AGCACCTTTAGTAGTACCTGAACTATTATAATCAAAGGTTAATTGAGTATATCTTTCACCTGTATTGTTTAATAATAATTGATTACCATTACCGCCAACTACTGTTAATTTGTTTGTCGGGGAAGTTGTACCTATACCAAGTCTTCCCGAAGCATCCAAGGTCATAGCTTGTGTAAAGGATATGGCGTTACCAGCTGTGCCTGAAGGTGCGATATACCACCTATGTTGTCCACCACTTAAAACATATCTTGTAGATGCAGCAGTTGTTCCATAGATATAGTTAGTACCATTAAACCAAGTATTTGAGCCAATTTCAGCCCCAGTACCACTATACCCAAACAATGAAAGACCTGATACATCAGAACCTATTTGTAAGGCTTTAACTCCACTCCACGCACTTGGTGTTACTCCTAAGCCAAGATTTCCCGAAGTATCAAGCTGCATTCCTTCGATAATATTATCTCCACTATTTACATAAAATTTGAGATTTCCTTTTAATGCACTTGGGTTAGCCTGTGTTACTGAAGAACGAATTAAACCTGTGATATTAGTAGAAGCTAATGCACCACTTCCAGTTGAAAAATACATAGAAGCATCACTTCCCACAACCTCATCAATATTTCTTAAATTTAATGCTACAAATGTACTACCACTTGCAGAGCCAGATATTTCAGTTTTACCGCTTGGGGAAGTTGTACCTATACCGATACTCGTGCCACTTTCATAAATTTGGCTTATTCCTACTGAACCTGTGCCTGTAAACTTAGCAATAAAACCAATCGTTCCAGATACCGAATTTGTAATATCCGAAGTCAAAGCTAACGTACCTGTTGCACTCGGCAACGTATAAGTATAGCTTCCAGCAGCATAACGGAAAATAGCACTCCTTGTACCATCCCCGAAATTAAAAATAAAACCAGGGTTAGTCAATGTAGCATATAACATAGTATATCCCGAAAGAGAATACGATGTGTTTATATTTTGAAATGCTATATATTGGTCAGAGGTTAAACTTGAAGCAGAAATTGCGTTACAAATTATTCCCCCTGCAATGTTTAATGTACTTCCGTTATCTTGAACAATAGAGTTACCAATAGAAGTCGTACCTGTAAACTTTGGTAAGTAGCCAGTACTTCCAGAACCCGATATACCACCCAATCCTGAGAGAGTATAAGTAGGAATGTTCAACGTATTCCCCACTAATGTCGAAGCACCGCTTGAACCTGTTGTCGTTAAAGTCAAAGCACCCTGACCGCCAATATCACTCAACACCTCGGCCCCGGTTCTAAAGTTTACTATATTAGAAGCATTGAGAACCAAAAATTTATCCGTATCTGTGTTCGCATTGGATACGCTCGTTAACGTCAAGTTATTAGAGAAGGTCTTTGCTCCACTAATTGTTTGGGTCGTACCAATAGTTACATAGCCATCAGCAATATCTGTTTCAATGATAGTCGCTAAATCCGTAACTGTACACTTATACGAATAACCCGAAGAAGGGTCCCCCACTAATAATAAATCACTTAAACTCGGGGTTCTACTCTGTAATTCGGATATTTTCTTGTTAGCCATTGTTTTTTATTAAATAGAATTAAGCAGGGTATTGGTAGTTTGTTGGAATTACGCAGCGATTTGCCGTATAAGGTAATTCAATCGTAATATCAGCCCGAACACCTGCCAACAAATCAGGGGTGTCCTCAGTAAAGAAAGAAAGAGTAGCACTCAACCCCTCATCGAACTCAAAATTGTTATATCTTAACTGAGCGATAATATCTTGACAGATTTCTAATTGGTCGCTAAGTACCTCGGTTTCGTTTGTATCTTCCGGTAGCATTCGGTCAAAGAAATACAACGAAAAGTTCAAGGTAGTGCTTTTCTCAGCTATGTTACCACCTGTCAAGTCAAAGAATAACGATGGGTAGATATTCTCCGTACCTCTCGACAAGTAATCACTTAGGTCTCCGAAGTACACACTTTTTATCTGTTCGTGTGCGTTCGCAAGATTTGTTACTGTCGTTACGACTTGATTGAGTGTCATTTTCCTGTTTTTGTAAGAAGATTTTTAGCTTCTTTTGGTTTTTTAGTGAGTAGGTTTTATTCGCCACAACAACGGTTTATGTTACCTTGATATTTTTCCTCAAAGGTCATACCCTTGCAACAGTCATCATCCCCTAACCAAATTGAGGTCGTATATGCTTGTCTTTCTGGAACAATAGTATCGTAAGTGCTTCCTGGATTGTTGTATTCAGGGAATGTATTAAAGCCACTTCTATCCAATAAATACTTAACCAATCTTTGCTTGTAGAACTCGGCTCTTGATTTGTATCTATCGGCTACATCGATTAACTCGGCAGCACTTGGGTTCTCCTGACCTTCGCCTGATTTTCTTATCAATCCCTTATTGTAAAACTGATAACTCAACCCCATAGGAAGTTCACTCATCACATAATAAACCAATGTCGGAGTGATATAAGTATCTAATAAATTGCTCTCCGTTTGTGTGAGGTTGTTATTTTGAATGCCATCCTGCAACCTTTCGTATAAAGCCGTTCCCAAAGCTGGAAGGATATACATATCCTGAGCCGTTAGAATTTCTGGATTAACCAACTTTTCATCAGTATTGAAATGCAGGCCCGTTCTGTCTTTTATCGTATCTACCGAAATGAATAATATATTTCTGCTCATCTTTTATTTTTTAATAACTACTACTGCGTTCCAAGTGTGCCGACATTTAGGGGAGTGTATTCCAGTATCAGGTATTGTCCACCATCCACCAGCACGAGCGAAAACATCATACCCTAAGCGTGCGGATATTTGCTCAATCTCGCCCCTTGTATAAACCCTTTCTAATCCCATTAGCTTTTGGCAAAAAGGTCTTGAAGTTTTTATATTTCTATCCTTAGCATCAGTCCTTAGATAATCCCAAGAATATTCATATCTTACCAGAAAAGTTGTCTTTACTGGCTCATCGATAATCTCCTTCAAGGGTTTCTTTAGCTTGCTGATTTTTGTATCAGGGTCGTAATCCAAAACATCCAAAGCAACCAACTTGTTAATCCTATCCAATACCTCTTCCTTTTCAATCTCTAAGGCCTTGGCAATATCCTCAGGTGGAATACGCTTGTTTTTGGCGATTGTATCAAGGATTTTCTTGTCGGTGGTATCATCTATCACCTCATCCCTGAAAGCCAATTCTTGCGCCTCTAAATCGCCTGTAAACATCTTCTTACGAGCCACCACCTTATAGCTATCTACATTCTCCCCAAATTGAGCAAATAAATTGATTGTACTATCAATATCATCAAACCTTTCCTCGTAAGTATCATCCCCAAGCCAAGTGTTTACCGCATCATCATCCAAGCCATAACCCTGCTTTAACATTGAAACCGCTTGCTGCCTTGTTATCTTACCTTTGTTAAACTCCCTGATAATCCTTTGAAAGTTCTGCCATTCCCGACCTTTCATTCCCTTCAGATGCTCGTTAACCATCGCCTGAGTAGGCTCCGGAGTAGCGACATTCTGATATTGATTTGGGTCGATACCAATCTTTTCTAATATCCACTCCTTAGGAGCATTGGCAGCAATAACCGCCTCGCTAAATTCAAAGCTAATCGGCTCAACAGGTTTGATATAAAGTTCAGTTGAAACTCCGTTAATCTTAGCTAACTTGTTAAAGATACTCTCTAAGAATTGCTGCTTATCGTTAACGTATGTATTCTTAAATACCTCGTAGCCATCACGAATCTCCGAACGAGTACCTAACGAACCCTCTACCAATACACCAAACAAAGAAGGAGTAGTGATTTGATGACCTGCAAAGATGTTCTGTTGTATCATCTTATCGACCTGATTAAAATCTTCCTTAGTCAAGTCAGATGCACCCAAATCTTCAACGGCAGGTTTTTTAGCAATATCGCTAACAAAAGAAAGGATAAACTTCTTACCATCTGAGCCAGAAAATCTATCGGTAAATCTTCTTTCGATATTTCGTTTCTCATCAGGAGAAGGTTCGCCATTCGGTAAAGTAATTAACTTAGAAGCCGAGAACCCTGTCTGAGCATTTCCCAAGACGTGCCTTGAAACTTCGACATCACTTTCAATGTAATTCAAAGCACCCATATAAGAAGGCAAAGCGTAAGTATCTAACCCGGGTCTATATTCCTTGATATACAAAATTTGCTTACCAACCTTATTCAAAGTGTTGTAAGCAGGGATAACCTCGACCTGCTCTTTTCTATCTTCCCAATTACTCTTATACCAATACTGAGTATTGTCTTTATTTGACCTCAACTTTGTATAGTCGATATGACACAAACTTGCAATCTTGCCCCCTATTTGTGACCAGATAACCTCTAAATAAGCACCACCGAATACCTCAATATCAATTGATACCTTACGGGTTAAATCGGTCAAATTCTCGTACTCGTTAGGCTTGTTGATAAACAACTCAGCGGCTGCATCCTGCTCTTTTGTTGCCCATCCGTTTCCAGTAATGTAGTTTACCTTACCACGAACGATTGCGTTATGCTTTGCGCTTTTGTTGTATAAAGACAAAAGATAGTTAGGATAATCGTTTCTTTCTCCGAACTCAATATACCCCTGACCTTTCTTTTCTCTATACTCTGGTTGCTTTGCCTCTGCAAAGTTTAATATAATTATGTTATCCATCATCGTACTATAAATGTATTGTTTGTTTGATATTTCGTATAGGCAAAAGAGGTCGCATCGTTCAATCTCATTATCCCGGTTTCTATTTTAGAAGTAGCCAATGCAGGGTCGGTGTTTGTTGAAGATGTCTGCTCATAAATCTCGTATTCCCATTCCCCACTATCGTAAGTAGCAAAATAGGTGTTCGTTACAATCGAAAACTCATCATATCTTTCTTTATGTGCCGAGATATTTGCAGCCTGCAATAAAACAAAACTTCTCACAATATTGCTACCACGATGCGTAAACACGAAAAGATAATTAGGAGAGGCTAAGGTCTGCTTCTCCTTCAATGTCAATATGATAGAATTTGTCTGCCCCTTCGTTAAATATATCATACCACTAAATAGAAAAATTAAGGAATTTTACAACAAAGAAAAAAGCCACCCCAAAGGGATGGCTCTAATCTACCTACCTATAACGAACTACGAAAGCAATTAGGAAGTTAAACCTGCAATGATTGAGCTGCTAACCTCAGGAGCAAGTTCCTTTTCTCCGCCTGTGAAAGTAAGTGAGTAACCACTTCTATCTCCTTGGGCAGTTCCGGTGGCAGCAGTTCCACCAGTTACATCTAATCCTGTGTAGCGACCTACTAACCAATATTTATCGTTAGCATCTTGCACAACAGCCATCAGAGTATTTTTAGCCAATAACAAGATTTCGTTTCTTGTATTAGCTTGGAGTTTGTTCAGAACGACAGTCATCTCTTGGGCATAAAACACAGTTCCGTTCTCAACAGAAGCGGTAATGGTTTCAGTCAAAGCACCTGTATTCTTTACTAACTCATATTTGTAGAATACCTTACCAGCCGACTTCGTGATAGCAGAAACGATACCAGAGGCCTCTGTAACTGAACTCACGTTAGCGTGAGCAATCAGCCATACCGCTTTGATACCGCCTAAACTTTCCCGACAATCGAGTGTGTATCCTTGTGTTAAAGCACAAGCCATTTTTAATAATTTTTAAGAGTTATGAAAGTGTGGGTAACCCCGAAAGATTACCCACCTTTTAATTAGATAATGAAAGAAGCAATCTCATCCAAGAAGGCAACATTCACACCCATCTTGAACTCAGATACGAAACGAACTTGGTCAGCCTCTTTGGCATAGAACAACTCGAAACGCTCTTCTTCATTAAGCAGGTCAGTTCCGAGGAACATATTGCTCAAACGGATAGCATAAATCTTGTTAGTACCATTCAGACCGGGAGTAGCTACGACTTTGATTGGAGTACCTGGCAGGAAGAACTCGCTGTCAGCCTTACCATCAAAAGCATAGTTGAACATATTAGCGTTCTTCAGAGCGATTGTGTAAGTACGGAAAACGTCTTGACCACACCAGATAGTCATATCATCTTTAGCAACAACGGTAGCAGGGATAGCCTTGTAAAGGGCATCGAAGATGGCAACTACGTTAGCAGTAGTGATTGCAGTAGCAGTACCACCGTAATAAGTAGCGTTGTTGGCTTCAACAGCAGAAGTACCAATCAGGGTAACCAAACCTTGGAATTTGTTAAGGTTTACGTTAGCTGAACCAGTAGCACCTTGCCAGATAGCAGTTTCCAACTGAGAAGAGATACGAGCAGCCTTCTTGTCTGTATAGTCAGCAGCGAAAGCGATAGAATCGTAACGGCTTCCCTCAGGCAGAGCCTTCTGGAGATACTTAGCCTCGAGGTCTTTAGGACACAGAGACTCGTTTACTTTGATTTTACCTACGGTTACAGTACGCTGAGTGAAGGTAGTAGAACCTGAGGCATTGAAACCGCAAGAACCACCAGCTTGGAAGATAGCGTCAGTATCCATAATGTTAATGGTCTCGGCAGATTTTACACCGACCATTACGTTACCCTGAGATTTAATTAACCCAGCGGTTTTGCTTCCGAGTACGGAAGATGTTACCAACAGAGCTTCATTCTCTTTGGTATAGTTTGCTAATGCTGAAACGTCAAAAGCCATTTTACTTAAATTTTAATTTTTGAAAGATTATTTTGCGTAATTTGAAAGAAAGCGAGAGATTTTGTCATTCTTGCTTGGGAAATGCTTTTCGAAAACTTCTTTAGGTTGAGTAGGAGCAACCTGAGGGGTCTTAGTCAATTCGATAACGACATCAGTAAGTTCTTGAATAGCTTGTGAGAACTTAGCAGATTGGTCAGCCATCATAACTTTTTCCTCATCTTTTTTCTTACCATAGTCAGCAAGTTGGGCTTCCATTTCGGCAACCTTCTTTTTCAAGAGTTCAACTTCTGTTTCTGGCTCTTCAACTGGAACTTCGGGGCTTTCAATTTCAACGATTGTGGCATTCTCATCCAAAGTAATTACCGTGCCATCAGCGAGCTTATGCTCTCCGGCAGGAGCAGGAAGTTCATTACCAGCTTCGTCAACAATAGAAACCTTACCGCCAAGTTCAAGTTTGTCAATCATTACTTTAACACCTCCCTCGAGTACATACTCGGCGAAAGTGGCAGCAACTACCTCGGGCTGAGCCTCGGCAAACATTGCTTTGATTTTCAATAGTGCTTCTTGTGCAGTCATAAAATTTATTGATAAATAGTTAAATACATTTCAGGTTACCATATAGACAAAAAAAGGGGAGTGTAGAAACACCCCCCGAACTTAACCAAACTATGAAAAACCTAATCTATTTGCTTCAAAATTGAAATAATATCCTCCATCATCTTTTCCTCTTTACTCATCGGCTTGGAATAGTTAAAGATACCCTCAACTGAAAAACCTCTAATCTTGCCATCCTTAACCATATTCCAGACATCATCGTTTTCAACCTTGAAAGAGCCAAACCACGAGCCATCATTTACATCCTCAAACCCCTTCATTGGTTTAACCCCTCTTTTCTCATCCACTATCCAACTCTCAAACATCGTTACCCCATCCATCACTTGACCGCTATCATGCATCAAATTTACATTATTTTGGTAACCTTTCTTAAAATATTTTTGAGCAATTTTCTTAATAGTGTCTTTACTAAATACAACATAGTATTCTCCGTTTCCATCGTTTCTGTAAATAGGGGTGTCAGCCAACATCAAAGCCCCGGTAATTATCCTCTCTTCCTCATCTTGAATGGCAAAGGATTGTCTTTCGATTTGCTTTAGCTTACTCTCTGCCCAACTCAAAGCACTTGCACCACCCCACGCATCGTACATCAGTTGACCGCACCCATCTCCATAACCCTTAGAAGCCTTGGCATTCTCTTGGTGCCGGGAAAGGAAGGAATACATCCTTTTGATTGTCTCGACACTAATCGGTTCGCCCTTGGCTAATTGATTGGCTCGTTGTTTACCGACAGGTGTACCACAAGAACCCCATCCGTTTTCTTCTGCCCAATCCAGAGCGTTTTGTGCATTGTTCTTGACCGCATCGGGGTAATCCGAGTAACTATCTTGAAACGCAAGGAAGGACTTTTCGATTGCAGGCCTATCAACCAAGGCTACAAAATCGACCTCTACGTTGCTATCTAAATCTTCGCTAATATCTAAGCGATATATTGGTAATTCTTTTTCCATACTACTAAATAGAGTTTTATCCTAATCTTGCCGCTCTGTTAATCCTTCTTATCCTTTCCTGCGAGCTTGTTACATCACTTTCAACGACATAGGCTCTGCTTGTTGCGTTTCCTAATTGTTGTATTGCCTGAGCATTTAATAAAGTACCTTGAACCTGAGGTGTTACGGCAGGAGCAATCGGGGCTGATGCAGAAGGTGTTGTAATTGTTGGAGTGCCTACCGAACCAGTTGCTTTTGTTCCGATAATTGATTTTACATTCTTGAAACCTGTTGCCAAAGCCGAAACCATCGTGGCAATCTTAACACCCAAAGAAACAGGAGCAACACCGGGAACAGGAGCAGCAAATACCTGAGATGCTGCTTTATAAGTATTGATGGTAGCTTCAGCAATTGCAAACGCTTTACCAGCAGCCGTTGTCTGTCCTAATATTTGAGCAATGTTTCCGGCTGCACTTGCATAGTTACCCAATTCTTGATTTAAGGCATTCATACGAAGGTTCTTTTTTAATCCCTCGTATTGTTCCTCTAAAGCCAATTCTGCTTCTTTGTTACCCTTAATAATATTGAATTTTCTTTGAAACTCATTATCAAGGTTGGCGATTTCGATTTCCGTTTGTGAAAATAACAATTCACGCAAAACATCACTTCTTTCTTTTGAACCTTCTTGTAGCTTTTTGATGTTATCAAAGTTCCTATCAATGCTCTCTTGAACTAAATTATCTCTTGTCTCAAGTAAGTTTTTTTCGTTCTCTAATTCTTTTTCTTGTTGTAATTTCTTTTTCTCTATATCTGCATCTCTCAACTTGTTAGCAAAGTCAGTGCTTCGCTGTAATCTGCTTACTCGTAATTGCTCTATCTGGTTTTGATATTGTATCTCATTTTCTGCATTCTTTTGAGCATTTGATTTTGCAATCTCAGAAGCCTTTTTATTTGCTTCCTCTAAGTTCTTGGCCTGTTTTTCCAAGCCTTCAAGTTCTATTTTATCTCTTTCGTTAGCATAACTTCTTTGCTTTTCTGTATTTTCTTTCCGTATTTTATCTTGCTCTTCTAATCCAAGTTTGGCAAAATCTGCTGAACTTTCTCTTTTAATGGCATCTTCAAAATCTTTTTTTAAGATTTCTAATCTCTTTTGTTGACCATCTGCTGCAATCTTTGTGATTTCAGCCTCAGATTTATTAGCCAGTTTTGCTCTTGCTATTTGGGCTCTTGTTACATAATCTAACTCTCCTAATTGGGTTTTTAATAAATCATTTTGCTTTTCGATTTCACTATTCAACCTTGCCTGAGCTTCTTCTGCATCTTCCGATGAACTTGTCCAATCCATTATTGCAGTAACAAGCATTCCAATACCGACAACTAAAGCACCGATACCTGTTGTCATAATAGCAGCCCGCAATGCTTTGAAAGCAGTACCCGTTCCAGTTACCGCAACACCAAAAGCACGTTGCACCTGAGCAGCAATGATTGTAGCTGCATTATTGGCTTTTTGAAATAATGTACTGTTTTGAATTACCGCTCCTAATTGTTTGAAAGAGTCGATACCCTCTCCAATCGCTTGTAATCCCTGAGAGATTGCCATAGCGGATTGAACCTTCAATAAAGTTTCCTCAACCGCTTCACTTTCTACTCCTATCAATCCTAAAGCACCTTGCACGGCACCGAAGCCACCAGCAACCGCTGATAAAGTAGAAGTGAATGCTTTGAACTTAGCATCCGGGTTAAAGGCATCGGTTAACGCTTTGGCATCCCCAATAGCATCTTTTAATTCCGCTGCTCTTCTTGCTGCTTGTACCGCCTCTTTTGATGTCGCACCAAACTTTTCAGATAACTCATTAACCTCGTTTTGTGCTTCCCTTAATTGTTGTTTAAGTGAGCCTACCGATTTGGCCGCATCGCCACCTTCAACCTGTATTTTTATGCCTATTGTTTCCTGTGCCATTATGTATAAGTTAATTCAATTACTTTAAGAAATTCGCATTTCGTAGCATCGGGAACGGTAGGGTTAAAATCAATGACTTTATTTAATCTCCATAAAGCACCATCGATATAGATTAGCTTTGAGAAATCTAAAGAGAATATATCCGTTAATTGGAGATAAACTGAACAGGTAAGTAGCTTACTATCTTTGTCTGTAATCTCAGCAATATAAGAACTCCAAAACGCATTATAAAGGTTCGCACTCGGATAAGCCGTACTTAAATCAAAATATATCTCTTTGGGTACTCCGAAGTTAATATCAGCGGTCGAAGCATCAGGGTCGTTCAAATGACCTGCATATCCGTAGTAAGAAAGATTGGTTACTAAGTTTCCAGTATCGCCTTTCATATCCCAATTAGAAACCCCTGTAACCTTATGAACCTGCATAATACGGATAACGCTTTCTACTTGGTCCTCTGATACGGCATTTTGTGTGTTACTCTTTTTGAATATAGTGGGATATACTTTATCATCTCCGGCATAGTTTAGCAAAGGAGTAGCTGCAAATACCAATTCTGTTTTCTTAATATCGTTGGCAAATTCAAAACCGGTATCTTCGATATAATCTCCGTAACCTAAAGCATATTTTTTATTATAGTCCTCGTTGTAATAATCAGCATCTTGCTTGTAACGGAACTCAAAGAACCTACCATTAAGCTCGCTCATTGGCTTAATCTTAAATGGTTTGTTTCTATCAATCTTATATGTCCAATCTATATGGGTGGAATTGTAATCATCCAACAAAAGCAAGAAGGTATCATCAATCTTTAATTCTTCTTCTAAGTCGGTAACTTGTAAAAAGTTAGCACTTGTAGTATAGAAATCTATGAACGGAATTATTTTTAAGTGTTTTTCCCTTTGGCTATCTTCAACGATATAAAGGTTAAACATCTTCATAATTGAACTAATAAAATCCCTTTGGAATACACCCCTTGGAATTGAGTTGTTAATTATGATAGCCTCGCCATATTGTAACGGTACTGCTTGTGTGCTTGATGTCTTAAACCGAACCTCGAATAAAGAAGTTTCCAAATAGATAGGGTCTCCGGTTGCCCACGTTTGCCATCCTAATCTAAACTCTATGTAATCGTTTGTGGCAAGCGTAACATATTGCGATGTTTCAACAACATCAAAATCTCCTGACCCAAAGAACACCGTTGTAGCAGATACCCCATTCTTTAGCATCGTAATATCTGTAAAATCACTTGTATTACCGATAATGGTAAATTCAAAAGCTATGGTTAAACTCTGACTTCCGGTATAAGTGAACCTTGTTAATCCGTTGCTTGCAGTAAAATATCCCGAGTTGACAATATCATAAATAGCTAACAAAGGTCGAGGGGTAGGAGAACCCGAGTAACTTCTTTGTATGTTTTCAAATGTTCCATAAAAAGAAATATCTGAGTAGTTACCTAAATACTTTTGGTTATTAGGGATAACCAACCTCTTAAATAAATCAGAGTTAAAGAAATCGCTTTCCCAAGTATATCCGGCTCCTGTGATAATCTTATCTACATATTCCCTAACGAATAGAGCAGGACGGAAGGCTTTGTAACTCCAATGCTTTTTATTTGTACTGACTTGACCATAATCAATCAATGGATAGTAATAACCCATTCCTGATGCGGTCGTTCCAGATGCTTGTTCCCAACTGGCTAAGATATTCTGATATGTCCAATTATGATTATACTGGGAGAAATCCAATTCCTCTAACTTGTAGTTATTTAGAGCAGTAACAAAACCACCCAACTCCCCAAATACGACACACTCATATTCGATACTACCTCTGTCAATGGTAATCTCCAAAAGCCGGATAATACCTTTGAAGATTTGTATCTTATCTACATAAATAACACAACTTGCTGATTTGGAAGCGTTGTAGTTGTAACCCACATTATCTTCGGCTGGGTTATAGAAGTTGGCTGAATTGAACTCGAATATATGGCCGAATAGCTTATTGTTAACTGCATTACCGGGTAAGATTATGGTTTTAGAAAAGTTTGTATTCCTTGCAGCAAAGTCCTGTATCTCATCAATGGTATAGGTGTATTCCGATGATAAGTCCTGACTTAAATCTAATCTGTTATCCTCGATGTAAATTTCGGTTATCATCTAAACTGTGAATTTATTTGCAATCCCAAATCGATGTCTAATTCTAAGTTGAAGGTCTTATCAGCAAATCGTTTCTTCTCTGTCCAATTGGTTGTCGTGATATTTATCGGCATAAACTGATTGTTTCTTTCTAAGTAAACCTCAGGAGAAGCAATCATTTCTTTCAGCCAATTGTAATCGGTAAAGTTTACCCAATCGCTTGTTAGCTTATAGGTTACTTTTTGTTGCGTAGAGAAGGGGATTGTGCCACCATAAAGACGGCCGTAAGCATCGACCATATCCATTGCCGTAGTCGCTGACTCATACTCATATTGTAATCTTTGAAATGACTTTTTTTCTATTGCTCTTGTTTGCCTATTCACTAAGCTAAAGTGAAAGGTTTCATATCCACCGACCGAGTTCAGGAAATGCAAAGGAACAACATCGTATTGTGTGCAAGACAAAGTAATCCTTATTGTATCTACTTGAACCCCGGCAATCTTTGCTCTTACATCGTAATATTTTGTAGTCGCATCGATAATTGTTGAGCCAATATAAGCGTTCAATGCCCTTGGGGAAATATCTAATAAAGCAAAATCTTTCCAAGAACTTGTTGCCCCTGTATAGGTCGTAGATGTAGAGCCATTAAATACAACCACATCTAAAGATAGATTTTTTGATGTATTCTCTGCATCACTAAGAAACGAGGTAAATAACGTATTGGTTGTCAGTAAAGAATAAGGGAATTGAACCTGTGTCTTATCCCGGTTTGTTAAATAGAACCCTGCATAATTTGTATCGTATGCCGTAGGAGTTAAGATGAGATTAGAACTTGTATTGTATAGATAATCCTGAACATAGTTGTAAGCAAAGTTACTTTGCTCTTCTAAATTAGTATAGGTCGTTCCGTTGTACTCTTCTCCAAACTTAACCTCGTATTCGATATAAATATCTGAGCCTGTATAAGATATTGCAGTAAAGGGAGAGATACTCGGCTTAAAATATGAGTTCCAATAGTTTCTAACTATCGGTGCTGCATTGAAGATACCCTTCGATGATACTGGCTGAGGGAATTGCTTTATCCTTGTCACTAAGTTGCCAGCGATATAAATATCAAACACATACTTAAAGTTAGTTTGTGATGTGTTAGTAGAACTAACCACGAACCATAAAGGAGCGTGCATTGTACTGTAATTACCGGGGAAACTATTGATTGTTATTGCCATTTTGCCTAATTAAAATTCTTACATCTTGTCCTATAATCTTGCTTACCGCAGTTGTAAAGTCATTTCCAAAAAAGCTATTTACCGCACTATCAAAGAAGCCTGTCTTTTTTAATCCCTTCTTTTTTATCGACCGAGCCACCACATAAGCTAAACTCTTTTGCCTTGTACTCTGACTTACCATCTTAGATAGCGATTGCCTCTTCGATTGTCTCTTCGTTATAGATACATCGCCCTTGATATTGTTTCTCTTTATCCAAGCCGATATATTATTCTGGAATGCTCTACTAACCCCCAGGTTCTTGAAGGCATATGGAGAGTTCGGTGTTCCTGATTGTACTCCCTTAACCCCTTTGTTGATAAAGTCATAATACTTAGCCGCTTTTGAGCCAGCAGGATAACCCATTTCAATCGAGTAAACATTCCCTTGCCTGACTAAATCTCCTGAACTAATATCATCACTTAAAGCCCCGGTATCGCTAATCCCTAAGACCTCGATATTCTCTTTTACCTTTAAGATAAAGTTTGCAGCCGACCTAATCAATAACTGCTCTAATACAGGTAATTGATTGACATCGCTTCGCTTGGCTCCTAACTCATTTAGTAAACCATCGCTCAACAAATCGGCCTGTAATTGCTTAATACTTTTTGCCATACGCTTTTCTTAGCTGCTCTGCTTCGTATTCTCCTTTCGCTTTAAGGTAAGCCAAGTCATTAAGGTATTGTAATAGCGGGAGTTCATAACATTGCTCGAGTGTGATTTTCTCGAAGTTAGCGACCAACTCGGTCTGGTATATCCATCCATAGTATCGCATAAAGTTTGATACACTACTTCTGCCTGATACCTTGTCATCTTGGTCATCATCTCCTTTATCAAATAATCCTTCGAACTCTTTATCCAGTTTTTGTAAACTTGATAAAAAAAAACCACACTACCGAGGATGGCAGTAATCGGAGCCTCTAACATATCCTGAGCGTACTCTTCGTGTCTTGCTGCTTCGTATTTATCAACCTTCCAACCAAACCAACTCTTTTTCATAGGTACAACCATACAGGCTGCAATCTTATGCAAGTTTCCGTTTACATCTTGGCCGAAATGCTTTGTCTCTATATACCTCGCTGCTGGTATCTTACGAACGTCATAAATGCACTTATACCGCCTTTTGTTTATCTGGATAAACTTCTGAGGTTGGGGCTTAATCTCTTCGTGGATAAAGCTAATCTGCTTTAATAAATTGTTCAACTCCTTTAAGGGTAAGGAGTCGATTTCGTTTTCGGTTTTGTTTGTACAGATAGCGGCTGATTGTACGGCAAGGTCTAACTCAGTCAAGTTCTTTGACTTAATAAACAAGTCATTCAGTTGCTGCCATTGGAATACGGTTATATCTTTCCAGTTCATACAACTAAATAGATAAACCCCGATAAATTGTTATGCGAACGAATACTTGCCTTGTGCTTGATTTCTGATATAGTGATGCCAAGCCAATCCTAAAGCCATCACGCAGTCATCGTGGAAGCCTTGCGGTGCTGAATAGCGAACTCCAGTAGCGGTGTATTGATACTCAAAGATTTCAAGTTCCTGAGTGATATGCCCTTCGGGGAATGTAATCTTTCTTTGTTGGATAGCTGATGCCAATCCTTCCATAAGTTGCTGCTTAGAGGTTGAACTGAACTTAAAACCACTAACAGGTAAACCATCCCTTTGTAAATCTTCGAAGATAGGGTCTCCGGCTCCGGTGCTATCAATCAGAGTCGGTACTTTAGGTAACTGAGATATGACTTGCTTTGTCTGTCTCCAATCCTTTTGAAACCTGTCAAAGTAACAAACAGAGCCGTTCTTATCTAAGCCGATAATAACAGTATAGTCAACCGACTTCGCCAAGTCTACCCCAAACGCAATAGGAGGCTCATTAGTCAATCCAAATGTACATTGCTTGATGTAGATACTGCCGAAAGGATTAGCGGCATTTTCAGCCGGGTTTGCCATATACTCTTGTTCGAATACTACCTCAGGTAATTGGGTTCGGGCATCGTCTATTTCGGTTTTATCAATATGCGGATTGTCATAGGTAGTGAATTTAAAACTCTCCCAATCGGGTTCTCCGTTCTTAAGGAATAAAGAATAAAAGAAGTTCTTGCCTTTAGGTGTGGAGATGAATAAAGCTTTACCCTTGTAATCGGTTAAGGTAGGTCGGATTGAATTGAGCCATCCATTTTCTAAATCAGGTATAAACGATGCTTCATCTATAACCCCGAAATGAAACTTGCGACCTCTGAGGTTGTCTAAGCGTTCGCCTGTAAAAAAGTAAACCGCACCGCCATTTGGGAACTTGATTGATAGTTCCGATTTGTTAGCTTCAAAAGGTACTGCCTTGGCTAATTGGTCAAAGAATACACGAGCCAGATTGTAGGTAGGGGTAACATAAAATACCTGCTTGCCTTGTAAAGCATTAACTATTATTTCTATTTGGCTTAATTCTGACTTACCGAACCTTCTTCCTGCCATAACAACCCGAAACCTAGCTTTAGATTCTAGGATTGCGGATTGATTAATATGAGGATTAGGTAGTTCAATCTTCATAATATAGTCTTGCCATTAACGAACACTACTTCTATTTTGCTATCAGAGCTTACCTGCTGCGTTTCTTTAGGCTTTCCGTATACTCGAGTAAGCAATGTTTCCATAGAATAAAGAGAGCCTTTTTCAAGGCTTTTACGCATTGCGTTGGCGATAGTCTTTTCTAGGATAGTAGCCTCGGGGTTTTCCCAAACTTCCTTTAATTCTTCAATCGTCATCTGCATCATAGCCTGTATCGTATCGTTAATTTCTGATAGGCGATAGCCTTCCTCACGTAAGAGGCTTGTGTACTTCCTTGGTCTGCCGTTCCTGTTAATTCTCTCAGGGTGAGCGTCAAAACCTTTACCAACTAAATTATTTGCATTAGCCATTGTTTTCTCGTTGTTTGATATGGTTTACGAGTTCCTTTTGAACTTTTTTATCTATATTAGATTTAATTTCTTTTAGCTTTTCCATATGCTCAGGATTAAGCCTATTAAACTCACGTTCCTTTTTCTTTTTCCTTATCCTAATAAGCTCATCGGTAATTGTTTCACACTTCCACATTTGTTCTAATGTGTAGTAAACTATCGTATAACGATAAGCGTCTTCATTAGTTTTTTCAAAGGGACTAACTCCGTGAAGAATACTTTGCCCATCGAATACCGATAAACTACCATCTTGAATTTCTAATTTAATGTTATATGCAGGAATTATTAGTCTGCCACCAATAATATTTTTTTTAAAGGCTACCATATTTGAAAGAACGCCTTTGAAGTTTCCTGCATCGAAGTGGTATTTCAAGGGGTTATCTTTATTAACAATACCTGATGTAAAAGGTGAGCCATCTATTACCCAATCTTTTTTTACCTTATGTTCTACGATTTCGGTATGTTTCGAAAATACTTCGGGGAAGTGTTCGTTATAGTAATTGGTAAGATTTTTAGCAAATTCAGTTATTACATAGTGTTGTTTTGGATAGGTTCTAGCCATAGCCGTTGCGCTACAAAAATCTGAACGCATAGATATTTTCGGCTTATACCCGAAGATAGCACTTTGTGTAACCAATCCTCCAGTTCTATCAGACTTTGAATAAGGAATACTACATACTGACCAACGCAATGCGTCTAAATTTTCTTTAATTTTGCAGTACATAATAACAGGAACTCCATTAGTAGTAATAACAGTATCTTCTTTTATTAAGTGTTCTGCGTCGCTATCCAAAGCAGTTCTTTTTTTGAAACTAGCTATGTCTATTTCTTTTGGTTGAATCTCAATTACTTGCATAGTTTTATCCATTTATTGTTTTCTTCTTCCGTAGGAACGAGGTTGCTTTTTAGAATAGGTTTATTTATTGCTTCTAGTAATTCGTGCTCATCGGCTATCGTGTGGCAATTTTCACCGTTTCGATAAACACTATTAGGAACATTACACCAATCTTTATGCAATATCAAACCGCAATGATGATATTCTGCTTCCAAAAACGTATATTGTGTTCCACCGCCATCTTGCTTTATAGTAGATAGGTCAACTAAGTATTTTGTATTAGCGTATAAACTTGATATATCATTAATCTTTTTAGAATAATACCCTTTATATTGGCTATCGAAACCTAATTCTTTTAATTTATGGAAGTAATAAATATGATTTTTGTAACCATAGATTTCTATTCCTGCTCCTAGGTTATTAGCTTTGCAAATTATATGGGTATTCTTATCAAAGTCTACTCTAGACAATGACCTATTAATTGCGTTATTTCCTTTCTCCTTTTTATACTTATAGAAAGGGTGTTTGAGGAATTGATTGTTAATACCTAAGGACAGTAGTAAATTATGAACGCTTTCCCTTATCGTAATTACTTTATTTGTTTTAGCTATTTGTAGCATTTCCTCAGATAGCTCCGTTGGGTCGTGAATAACAATAATAGGATTCTTGAATAATCTCAGATATTGATAATGCGCTTTATCTACCGCAGTAATTATAGGCTGCTCGAATTTCTTAATAACTTCCTTCGGTACATTAAAATATCTGACATTCCCGTAGAATGTACCTCCACCTTTCAATGTAGGCTTAATTTTAATAACACTATCTTCCTGTAATAAATTAGCCAAATGATAGGTAAAAGATACCCAACCACCATAATCGCTATTACTTAGATAGAATAATCTATTCTTAAACATTTTTCTTGAATTGTTCTACTAGGTATTGAACTACTTCACTATTATCTTCAAAGCCTTTTTCATTGGCAATTTTATCTAAATCGTTTAACATTTGTTCAAATTTTTCGGTATCATAATATAAAACAATTTGTTTAATAGAATTGTTTATATACTTATCCATATTCTCACCTAAACGAGTTGTATCTATCTCCGGCTCAATTAAATCTATATTAAAACTAGGAACATCAACTCCCCAATCTCTTAACGCTTCAATATTCCAATCATTCGCTAAGGCATCCCAATCCCATTCGCCAAAGCTCAAATTATCTTTTATGGTAAACTCTTTTTGCTTTTCTTCGTTCCAATCTACAACAACGACAGGAACTTCTTTTACTCCTGCTTCTTGCATTGCTCGAAAACGCATATTGCCACCTAAGATTACCATATCTTCGTTCACAACAATAGGTCGTACCTCTTTCATCTCGGGAAAATCTTGTATACTCTTAACAAGTTTTTGAAACTTATCATCTTTGATAATTCTCGGATTACTTGGGTTTAACTTGATTTTACCAATAGAAACTTTTTGTGCTTTCATATTTTGTAATTATTTGTTGATTGATATTTAGCGGTTTCCTGTGCCCATAGTTTATCACACTTACTTAACCCCTCATCCTTCATTTTTCTATAAGGGGTATCTTGGCCGACATCGTGTCCGATATGCTCAGCGGTTAACCCACCTAAGTAGTAATTCAAATGTCCTGTTTGCTTTAATCTAAAAGAGTAATCACTATCCTGCATTCCATAAGGGTCGTACACCTCGTTGAACTTTCCTATCTTCTCGATGGCTTGCATAGGGATTAAGACATTCCCAAACACCGCATCGGCTTTATGAATTGGGATATCGTTTATGTAAGTTCTCTCTCCTAACATTTCTACGCAATGAATACCGCACATTCCTGTATTAGGTATAGCATAGGCAGCCTCTACCATTCTTTGCAGCCAATTCTCAGGCATTAAAATATCATTAGCCATTGTTACTATCGCATCGTATTGATAGCTTCTACTTATTCCGTAGTTTATGGCTCTGGCTATCCCTTTCATTTCAACCTCTATAAAGTCAAAGTTAAAACCTGCATTCGAGAAGTTTACATTCTTAACCCTTTGGGTGTGTTGCTTGCGTTCGTAGTTTAATAAGATAATATTAACGAGCATTTTCTCCGATTTCTTTTACAGGTACTCCAGCGTATTTATGAAAGGGTTGTAAGACAGATTTCTTTCCGACAAAAGCCGAAGCACCTATCATACACCCTTCTGGTATTCTTATCTTTTGATGTAAGACCGCATTTAATCCAATGTTACAATTCTTTTCTACTATCGTATGCCCACCGACTTTTGCTCCACAACTCAACGTAACATTCTCACACAAAATAGCATCGTGCCCAACGTGGCTGTGCTTCATTAAATAACAACCAGCACTAATAATCGTTCTCCTAATCGTTCCACTATCTACCGTTACCATCCCGGTTAATCTCGCCCCTGACATTATCGTTACTAATCCTTCGTGATGCTCATAACCTTTCCATTCAGCCGGAGCCCCTATTATGCAATAAGGTCCTATGTAAACACCGGGTTCGATGATTACATTCGGGTAGATTATTGCAGTTGGGTGTATCATTAGTTCATTAGCTTTAGATAGTTAATCTCAAACTCTCCCTTGTCCTCGATAGTTTCTTTCCTTTCGATTGTGTTTATTATGCTTCTTATGAGATTTTCCTTTTCTTCGCTTCCCAAATGTTTGCTTTCCAATAGTTCCAGATTTAGCCATAACTCAACGACCATTCAAATTTAGATATAGTTGTTTTCTTATTTCATTTACCTTAAAAAGATTAAAGTTTGTTACCGCCCAGTCGAACAATTCCAAACCCTTCTCTTGCCTATAAATAGCATCTTCGGTTACTTTTTTAATCTCACGATACCAATCCCCTTGATAATTAACAGGTATCATCGGAGAATTTAAGTAGGGTTCAACATGGCTACCAATAACAGGTATCTTCTTACTTGCTGCCTCTAAGAGTTTAAGGTTTGATTTCATTGAGTTAAACCTCGTTGCCCTTAACGGAACGATAGAACAATCCGCATCGTTGTAAAAATTCATATACTCCGTTACTGGGAGAAACCTTCTGACATCCCCTAACTTTAACCCACAAGTAAAATTAGAAATCATCCTGTGCCAGATATGTGCTGAGCCTTCTCCCCTATCATCAAAGCCACACAATTGAAAGTGTACTTTGTTTCTTAGGTTCATATCTGAGGCAACCCTCTTAAAAGGAAACTGAACCAACTTAATATCTTCTTCGTGTGTTATAGAACCTGTATAGACAAACTTAACCTTATCGGTGTACTCCCTTACATCTGTGAATTGGTCGTTACCATAAGGCAAAGCATTCGGTAGGATAGTTACGTTAGAATTGTAAGGCCTAATGGCATTCCATAACCTTTCGTTCGTGCAGGTAACTAAGTCGGCAGCTTGTATGTGGTTGAGTATCTCTTGCGTAGGATAAACTGAATATAGGATATGTGAACTATCCAATATCCAATAATCATCGATGTCGCAAATCATCTTAAAGCCGTACTCTTTTCTTTTCTCTAATAAAGTTTCTAACTGAACTCCCGGAATAAAGCGGTTGAATAGAACAATATCAAAGTTCTCCTTTAGTACCTCATCGGTAAGCACATCGGTAAAATAGGCATAGGTTTTCTCTAAGTAGTAAATAGGTAGCATTAACCTATGATACCCTACACCGGAGTTCTGAGTTGTAAGTATTAGTAATCTCATTTTTTTGGTCTGCCTCTTTTTTTAGGTTGTACATCAGGTTGTACATTATTTTGCACAATCGATTGTTCAAAAACCACTATAATTCTTTTGAGCATATCAAAAACACACTCGCCACACCAATAGGTTAAAACGAATTGCCTATCTAAATAATCCCGGTACATTCTTTCGTATTCTCCGAGTACATCAAAGGGAATGTTACGAGTGAAGCCGAGTTTTACCGACTCAAAGTTGATAATGTGTTGATTGCAAAAATCAATGTCTTTTTGGTTCATATAAATTCATTAAAAAGTTTCTAAAGAAAGGAGCGATAACCCCTGCACCAAACATACAGACAACGGCATCGGTTGTCCAATCGGGCAACCAGAAAAGTGCAAACCCTACCCAAGCAGTTAAGCATAAGGTACAATTAAACGGCTTAAAGTTTATATTCCACTTGCGAGGGAACTCGTTTTGTACTATAAAGTAAAAGCTAAAGAAGTTAGCCGCCAATATGATTTCAATTATCTGCATAGTTTCTTATTTTGTATTTCATCAAAATCTTTGCTTTACGTATTGTTTTGATTAGGGACCGATAAGGTATCTTGGTTTCTCTACTAATCGCCAATAAATTCTTTCCGTTATTAGCATATAGCTTTAACAGTTCCGCTTCATACCAATGCAGTACCTCTAATCCCTTTTCGAGTTTGTTCATTAACCCCTCATCATAATCTTCCTTCTTTACTTCGTAGGTTAAAGGTATTTCCTGATATACCTGTCTGAATTTTTTGTAAAAGTTACTTCTATCACTCTTAGCCATGTTCAAGATGGTTCGAACAATAAAGTATCTTAGATATCCTTGGTCGTACATCTCAAATAGCTTCGCCTCATCCATTTCACAAAGCACAAGAAAGACCTCTTGCCGAAGGTCATCCTGTAATTCCCTTGGCTGCATCTTACCGATGGCATCGCCTATATCGGTACTGAGATACATTTCTTGTATGATAAAATTACGTTTATTCATTGCAAATCGTTCCTCAATATAATACATATTATTCCTCTTATTATACCTCTTCTTATTCTTTATATTATTATTATAGGGTATCTGGTAGAGTATGCCTTAGGTAGGCAATAGGTATGCCATACCCTATAAAACGCACAAAATCAATACTTTAACTATTTGATTATCAATAAGTTAGAAAAAAGGCAAAAAAAACCAAAAAAAAGATGCTCAAATATTTTGTTATGTGTATAAAAGGTTTGATATTTGTTTTCGAAAGGGACAACAAAAACCCGATTACTAAACACAAAAAACAAAAAAATGGAAAACATTAACCAACGAGTTTTTGACCTACTCGAAAAAACAGGTCTAAATTGGGAAGTATCAAAAGAACCTTTAATTAGTTCAATTGATAACGCACCAACGGAAGCATACGGAACATTTAAGAAAACATCACGACAATTTTTAGGTATGGTTCGTGACCGCTATGCAGTATATCAAAACTATCAACTTGCCGAAAGTATTATTATGGCTGCTGATAGTATTAATGTTGATTATACTGATGGTGGTGAAATGAAAGGCGGTCGCCGAGTATTTTTACAAGCAAGTTTGCCTGATGAATTTATTGGGAAAAGCAATGTAAAAAGAAACTTAACCGCCTTAAATTCTCACGATGGTTCAACTTCTATAGCTTTTGGCAGTTCTAATACGGTTGTAGTATGTGAAAATACTTTTTTTAGAGCATACCGCGATTTAACTAAATTTCGCCATTCTATATCTGCACCTGAAAAGGTTAAATCTTTGGCAATGGATATGAACGCTGCAATTTTAGCTGACGAACAACTAATGAACAACTTTAAACGTATGGCTGAAGTTCCTTTGCGTGATGAAATGATTGAAAAAGTAATACGCAAAATATTTAATGTATCGGGAACAACAAAACAAGAAGATATCAGCACACGTAAAACAAACATTATCCAAAGTTTTGCTGACGCATTAGATACTGAAATTAAATTAGAGGGTGCTACAATTTGGGGATTGTTTAATGCAGTAACAAGATATACTAACCATATTGCTGCACCATCTAATCCATCTGCAAAGCAAGATTATTTAATGGTTGGAACAGGATATCGCCTATCTAATTTAACTTACGAAATGTTAATGCAAGAACTTGGCGAAGAAATTTATTCGTAAATAAAACGAGGGGTGCGGCTCGGTAACGCACAATTAACTAAACACTATGAAACCTCAGACAAAACTCCTAATCGCAATCTTGGTAGTATGCTACCTTATCGGTAAATTGCAAGACACATATTTTCTTTAATACTTAAACTAAACACCAATGACTATCGAATTAAACTTTTCGGCAGAAACGGCTACCTTCCTACTCGAAAGGAAATCGCCTCTAATCAAAACAACCTTTCTAAAAGCAGATGCAAGGACAGGAGAGATTACCCTTCAGCTATCTTCCTTAAATTGTGAAACCCTTGCTATGGGGATGTTCTTTGCAGGACAAGACAAGACAACAGATGAGTTAAAGAAAATCTTAAAAGCCGAACTATGAAACAAATTACCTTTTTAATCTCCGAGGATAGAGGATTACAACTCCTCAACTACTTTAACAGACATTACCCCAATATTTGTAATGTCGAGTATCAGGAAGAACACATTACCTTTTGGTTTAACGAACTCTATGAAGAGTTAGTCATACTAGGTATCTTCCACGCTGGGTTATCAATTGGTATGGATATAATAACTTCTAAGGTATGAGAACAGTATATCCTCCAGACCCTCCGAAAGATTTTAACGAATGGATGCGGTACATCTATTCACTACTAAATAGTCCATGTCGGTAAGGACATAAATATGCACCGAATTAGTAATCAGGGGGGAGAAAATTGGGTTATGGTCGCTCCCCCCACATTCTAAAAAACTATGAGATATAAAAAAGATATAAGCGTTAATATTGAGATTGGAGATACCTATATTGATACAGTTACGGTTGAATTTATCCTACGCAAAGAAAACTCAGGAGAGGGGCATTATGAGTTTTGGGGCTTTACCGGGTTTGATGAAGGACAGGACTATTACGAGTCCGATAGCTACGAATGGGATAAGTCGCTTTATACTGAGGAACAAAATAAAGAAATCCAAAACCATATCGATGAGCGATTTGATTACATCTTACAACAAATAAATAAAGAGTTATGATATATCTTCTATCAATAATCTTGCTTATATTAGCTTGTCTATTCTTAACCGCTATTCTTTACGCACTTAAAAACTAATCTATGTTATCAAAAATTCAATCGCTTGTAAAAGCACCCAAAGGTCAAGTAAACAAATTCGGCAACTACAAATATCGCTCTTGCGAGGATATTGTCGAAGCAGTCAAGTTAGTCATCAATCCACTTGGTTATTACCTAACCATTACGGATGAGATTGTATCTATCGGGGATAGAATTTATGTAAAGGCAACCGCTACCTTATCAAATGGAGAACACACTTATACCGCTTCTGCTTATGCCAGAGAAGAAGAAACAAAGAAAGGAATGGATGCAGCTCAGATAACCGGGAGTGCCTCATCTTACGCTCGTAAATACGCTCTCAATGGATTGTTCGCCATCGATGATACTAAGGATGCTGATGCCACAAATAACCACGATATCCCAAGCCAAGAAGAGAAATCAATATTATTAAATTTGCTTTACGATACAGACCTTTCTGATAAAGAGAAAGAAGCAGCAACAAAAGCAATCAACGAATGCACCGACTATAAAACCTACCAAGCTATTCAATATCGGTTAGAAAATCGCAAAAGACCGCTTGACCAGATAGTTAATCCCACTCAGAAAGATATCAGCAAACACCTAAAAAAATCTTTATGAAAAGAGGAAAGGCCGAACTTCCTATCCTTATTCAAGGGGTAACCGTTCTGGCTATTATCCGGTGGTGGTATAACCCTGAGTTACCGCCAAGCCCCATCTATCCGTACGGAGAACCCTATGATTTTACTTATGAGATTATTTGGCACAATGCACCGGATAATATTTCTGAGGACCAAATAACGGATGAGATAGATAAAATTAGTATATTTGATATCATGCAATTTTTTAATCCTTAAAACCAAAGTCAATGTTAGCGAACATTCAGAAAGTCGGAACATCGTACAGAGTGCGAGTTCAGAAAAACGGAAAGCGTGTAAGTAAAAACTTCACGAGCCGTAAACAGGCATTGCAGTTCCGCAAGAAACTCGGTGTTTAGTAAGGTAAGTCGGTTGGTGTAATTGGAAGCACAGCGTGTGAAAAGTGCAGGTTCGAGTCCTGCACCGACTACGAATTAAAACTCAAACAAAATGGAAAAAAAAATCTACTGCGGAAGCGGTAAAAAACGAAGCGACAATTGGATTAGTGCCACCATTAATCTTGACAAGATTAAAGAGCATATCCAAGAGTACAACGGCAGCAAGTTTATCAAAGTCAACATCAATGTAAAGGCTGAGCCTGACCAATACGGAAAGGATGTCGCAATCACAATTGATACTTGGAAGCCGGAAAGACAACCAACAAACGATTCCCCCAACGATTTACCCTTCTAATGGCAAAGCTAACTCCTCTCCCGAAACTATTAAAGAAAGCACAAACAATCTATAATGCTCACATTCGTAAGCGTGATGAGAAGTTGGGTTGTATCTCTTGCGGTGGCAAAGTAGAACAAGCAGGGCACTACTTTTCTCAGGGCAATCACTCTGCTTTAAGGTTCGGGTTACCCCACACCTTGGCTTACTTTAATACCAATGGTCAATGTATTAGGTGCAATATGTTCTTACACGGAAACCTGATAAAATACCGACAAGGATTAGTTAGTAGGTTTGGAGAGGAGTTTGTTTTGCAATTAGAGGCCGAAGCCGATACCAATCGGTTAAAGAAGTGGAGTAGGGCTGAACTTGAAATTATCATTGAAACCTACAAATGAAGCACTCAAATAGCTTTTATTACGACCTTGACTTTGGAGAGAAAGGGGAGGATTGGCTAAATGAACTTTTGAAAGATGGCACGAAGGTCGAAGTAAAGACCGACCGAATGGCACACGAAACCGGAAATGTTTATGTCGAGGTTTATTCCAGAGGCAAAGCATCGGGCATCTCAACCACAAAAGCAAATTACTGGATATTCATAATAGAAAAAAAAGATTATTCTTTGCTTGTTAGTGTGCAAAAGTTGAGGGATATTTGTCGGGTTATGTTTCAGATAAACGGCTTGACAAGAGGTGGAGATAGTAACACATCAAGCGGAATTTTAATACCAATAAATCTAATAACCAAATGAACACACAAGAACAAGCGAAAGAACTAATCAGAGCGTACTGCCAATTTTATGGCTTAGAACCGAAAGATTTAAGACCGAGGAAATCGGGTTATCCAATGAAGGTAGTTGTTAAAAATAGTAATTACATAAACATCGCATCGATGCGGATGGCACTTGGGTACTTTTTATTTTTACATTTCCCCTTGCGGATTAAAGAGATAGCCCTACTCGTGGGATATACTGACCACTCTCCTTTGAGTTCACAACGCAAACAAATAAAATCTTACATTGAAAATAATGATGGTTATTTTATGCCATATTATTCTTCATTAGTAAATTTGGCTACCGAATTAGGGATTGATACTAAATACCAAAGAATACCTACTCAGACAATTCCTTTCGTAAGATATGAAAGCGACACCTCTTTTTTAGAAAACATCAAATACTATGAAAATGCCTAAAAGATTTACTGACACCGACATTTGGGAGAAAGAATGGTTTATGAGTTTACCCCCTGCTGAGAAATGCTTAGTTAAATATGTAAGAGATAAATGCGACCTTGCAGGGATATGGAAACCGAATTACACATTAGCTTCTTATGTTATCGGAGATAAGGTTAACGAGGAACGATTGACCAACATCGATAACGGTAAACAATTCCAAGCCTTACCTGATGGTAAGATATTATGTATAGATTTTGTGCGATTCCAGTACGGAACTGAATTAAACCCAAGCAGCCCTATTCATAGAAAGGTTATTGATATTCTTTCCCGATATGAGATAGAACACGAAACAAAAAATGTAGTGGCCAAAGGTTTTAATAAACCAACGATTGAGGAAATCAAAGCCGAGATGATGAACAAATGGGATGAGCGCAACGCTACTTATCAGGCCAATAGATTTTATGATTATTACGAAAGCAACGGATGGTTTGTAGGTAAGAACAAAATGAAATCTTGGAGGCACGCAGTATCGGGATGGATGGCACGAACAAAAATAGAACCCACTCAGGAAAGTATTGCCGAAAAATTAGCTATCTTAGGAAATAAAAAATTTAGCGAACTGTGAAACCTTAAGAAGCAGACATATTGGCTACACAAAAACAAAATACAAGTAATTTAATAAAAATAAAACAAAAATATGTATTATCGAGTATTAGACCACCAAAGGGGAGTTTACTTTGCGACTGGCTACAATGATAGTAGTATGCAAAAACTTATTGAAAGTTTCCGCAGTTACATTTATGGAGCGAAGGAAGATATAGTAGAAGAAAACTTGCAAACGTGGGAACAAATTGCAGACTACTTATCTGATGTAGAATTGGAAGAAAGTGAAACACCATTTGAAGAATTATATTATTAAAATAATAAAATATTATGACAAACCCTGCCTTTGATTATCTCAGACAGTTCAAAAAGGTAAGCAAAGAAACCGAAGAACTTGTAATTAAGTTTATTAAAAAGAAATATCCCGAGATTGGTGTCAACGAATTGGTAAAAATATTTGAGAACGGAATAGCCGGGGAATATGGTAAGGTTTATGCAGCCGACCCTGAGACAATCTTAGATTGGATTAAAGCACACACAAAAGGAAAGGGCCAACAAAGAAGCTATTACGAAACCCCAATGCTTACAAAGGATATATCTATCTATGACCAACGCTATCCAGAAAAGCAAGAGGACTGGAATAAGGAAGTAAATAAAAGTTACACTTGTTTTTTGAATGGTGTTAGTACTTTAGAAATGCATCAGCATATTTACGACCGGTTGATGGTGGATAATAAAATCGAAATGAATAGCTATCTTAAATACTACTCCGATAGTGTCGAGGAAGCAAAGCAATTAGTCCTCAAAGATTATTTTAACGACTGCAAAAAGAAAGGTTATTCATATATTTATTTTATTAAGTAATGAAAAAGAAAAAGAAAAAATCTTTACAAGAAAAGATTGCTGAAATTTATGAGCGTTACCCTGAAACAAAAATCACAATAAATAATTGGAATAAGGGTGGATTTGTAAATGATGAAAAATACAAGCAACCAATTAAACATAGAAAACCAAAATGACAGGAGCCGAACAATACAAAGTATTTACCGAGATAACCAATAGTTCATTCGTTGAACTAAGCCTGACCTATGCCCGGAGTTATGAAAAGAACCCAAAAGCTTTTATCAACTCCTACAAACGGTATAACTCAATCAGGTTAGTTTGTAATTGGATTGTCTATACCTACAAATACATAGGAGCATTCGAGGAATGTAAAGCCCTCGGGAAAGATTTTACCGATTGGGCAAATAGACAAGATGTCGATGATAAATACAAAAAAGGGTTAGCTGAGTTTATGTTAATAATATATTCAATCATTAAGAAATGAAATGCAAGAAATGTAAGGAGAATAAAACAATCGATGACTTTGCTTTATTCAAAGGGTATCGCAATAAGGAATGTCGAGTATGCTCAAAAGCATCCAGTACGTTCTTTCTGCATCCAGAAAGTTTTTATAACCTATTCGTAGGTAAAGAGGAATGGAGACATATGTACTTTGAAAGAACAATCACAACCAGAAAGAGAAAATCATTTTAATTCCACATAACGGAAACCCATCTGCCACATAAATCGTGCGGTCTTTCTGCTTTCCTTTACAACTTTACTTTCTGACCAATCGGGATGCTTCAAATGAAAATGCTCGTGCAATAGATAAAGCATATATCTATACCCCCTCAATCGCTCATCAATTTCCATCGTGTTCTCTTCGGTATAGGCAATACCATAAGCACGCTCTTTGCCTAACTTACGATGAACTACTTGGTGTACTTTCTTCGCCATAAAAATTTGAGGTATAAATTTCTTGAATGCCAATATGGATAATATACAAAGCCATCTTTCTAATCATCATTACCAACTCCTTTTCCTCATCATCTAACATTGCATAATCATACTCCCCAATAGCATTCAAGGCATTGGTACAAGCAGCTATATCTTCGTGCGGTGTTATATTCAACGGCTCAATAACATCTTCCATTAGTAATCAGTTTTAATTCGTGGAATACCTTTCCTTCTTGAAAATTCAATCACATCCTTTTCTACTTCGGCTCTGCTTTGCTTTCTATATTTATCACAAAGAGGCTCCAATATAGACAGTTTCTCAATCGGTGTCAATACTTTCATCATTTCTTGGATTTGTTTCTTGATAATCGGCAGGTCTTTGTGTGTCATATATTGATTTGATTTTTTCGAGATATAAAATTGCATCCATTAATTCTTGCTTCATATGTTCTATCCACTCATCCAAAGATAGGTCTTTCCTATCCATTGTCGTTCCATATTTCCTTTTTCCTATCTCTTCTCTTTCGATAAACTCAGAGAATACCTTGGCTAACACTTGGCTCATTTTGTATGGTATTTACCGCAATCGTTACATTGATACTGAGTATGCTTCGTTCCTAAAGCCGTAATCCGGCTCTTGCTTATCTTAATATTATTCGAGCCACACTCCGGACAAGTTCTTTTATCCCCTGTTTCAATCACTCCGTAATGCGTTTTAGGACTATCGTGCAACCTCAATTCTTTGTGTACCTGCTCCAATAGTTTAACATCTTGCTTGCAATACTCAATCATCTTAGTCATTGCTTTGTCGCACTTATTCAAGACAATATCTTTCCAGAGATTAAAATCGGTCTTAATCTTCTTTCCTATACCCAAAAATGAAGCAATGTAATCTAACCTATTTGAGTTGAAACGAAACTGCCTCCGAGAAAGTTTGAGGGTGTCAATGGTAGTGTACTTAGGGAATAGGTTAACCCTATGATAGAGGCATCTGGTTCTTATCCAAGGTAGGTCGAACTTGTCTCCGTTATGGCCGACTAATTCATCGGCCTGATTTGCTACCTTGATAAATTCTTGTAAGAGTTTTTTATCGCATTGGTTTTTATCCCAATTCAAAGAATAAACTTGCTTCTCATCTTCCCATTTGTAACAAATACAAATGATGGCTCGTTCCTTGATGATGTTGGAGTAGTCAATCTTTTGTTTGTACCCGGCTGACCAAAACAAACCGACATTCGGGCTTGTTTCGATGTCGAAGTAAAGTCGCTTTCGTTTCATATATGTAAGTAGGTATTGATGACTATTTTGCCAACTCTAAGTGCATCCAGTCAAAATCTTTCTCTATTCCATAAGAAATAAAATCGTTCGCATAGAAAATATCAATCATTGCTTTGTACTCAGGTTTGCTAAACTGAGCCAAAGGTTTCTTAACCTTTAAGCCATTACGAGCCGGGTCAAGGTCTATGGCGATTCCCCAAGCGTGCCTACTCCAACGAGTTTTAGAACCTCGCATTGTTCGTACATTAACGCAACCCCCAAAGAGGTCGATACCTAATCTTTGTATCTTAGATAGGCCGTAATGAGCCAGTAATTGATTGAAAACATTTGTGAAGTTATCGGCAGCGAGTTCGTGGCATTGCATCTTTTGAACCCCAACCTTCGTATCCCAAGCTATCCGCATCGGATAAGGCAAAGGGATGATGGTAAAGTTATCCGCATTGCCGGGCTGACCGTATTTGCTAATTATTTGAGCATCGGTGAGAAGTGCCATAAAAGTAGTTTTTTAAGGTAGGGGAAGATTAACCTAAGACACATTATTCCAATAAGTAAAATAAGCCAATTTAAGCGGCTTTTTGCTTTACCCTTGTATTCCTCTGTCTTTTCGGTTTGAAGGGCTAATTTCGCCTCTAATTGCTTTATACGAGCATTGTCAACAACCACACTCTGGATGGTGTCTCTAATCCTAATGGTTTTTACTAATGTTTTAGTAAGGGGTACTCTAAGCGTGTCTGTGTGGTAAAAATCACGAATTATATCGTTTCTTTCGTAAAGAGTATCGTAAGTGATTAGGGTATCGCTTTTGGTTTGGATGATGGTGTCATTAGCACAATACCCCTCGGAAATGACATACTCAGCAACCTTGTCGAGTTTCTGCTTATCCCTTAGGACTTGCTTTACCGGGTTACAGGCCAATAAAAATAAACTAAGAAGGAGTATTCTCATCGCTAAAGAAGTTTGATATAAACTTACCCACGACCGCCAATCCCATAATAATCGTACCCATCAAAGGATGACCATTCAGAATAACAATAGAAGCCCCGAAGGTTCCGGCAGCAGCTAAGCTATCCCCGAAAATTCTTATCCTCTTAGGAGTAGGTTGAAAATATTGCTTCCACCCGAACTTCATTCTCTGTCTTGTTTGTTTTGTAACTGAATAGTCAAGTGCGTTAACTGATTGAAGATGTTATCTAATTTCTTAGATATTTGGTCATCTTGCTTTTCTACTACGTTAACTCTAATCTCTAATTCTTTAAGTTTCAACGAAACCTTTACATATATGCCAATCAAACCACCCAAAATTAAGATGGCTTGACCAGCAATAAAAATGATTACCTCTGTCATTTGTTATCTATCAAACTGAATAATGCAGGATAGTACTCATCGGTTTCTACACTTTCAAGGTGTTCAAGTTTGAGGTCTGCACCCCAAAGTTCACTAACATTGATTTCTTTTTCAGCCGTTAGTAACTCTAAATGCTCCTTATTGAAGTCGGCAACCTTATCGGAGGGAATTTCAATCATACCCTCTTTTTCTTCGCCATACTTTTTGAAAAGTTCATTCTTAGCCTCTTCGTAAAGTTTCAGTTCCTCACTTACTACTTTGTTCAAACGCTGAAGATAGACCTTTGTCTTTAAGGACATTTTCTGCTTTAACATACCTTGGGAAAGAACCTCTGTGCTTTCTCCTTGTCTTGTTACTCCGTTTAGTTCGTAATAGAGAGCGATTACTTCGTGTAGTTTCAAGTTCATAGGTTTTATATTAAATAGATTTTAGGCTTGCGTTTGCCAAGGTAAACCGAGGTTAACGATGGGTGGGTTCTTTTGATTTTCGATTTGTGCATCGATGTTAGCTTGTAACGAAGATACATCCAAACCGGCTTCGAGCCAAGAAACCACCTGCTCTTCGGTCAGGTCAGGGTAGGCCGTAAAATCAGTTTCAGAAGGCTGAGCACATCCGTAAGAGGAATAAACCTCAGCGGTGTAGGTTTTATCGCCTACGATTTCTGTTCCCTGATAACGCCAATGAATAACTTTAACAACATCGTGTAAGTTACCATCCTGAGGGGCGGTGTCTAATTGAGAGATAATCCAAGAGTAATTTGTCATTTTTATTTGTTTTTAAGTATTTCAATTTCTGCTTTGAGTTCTTGTATTGCTTTTACTATTATAGGAATAAAATCTTGCCTTAATGATTTATAAGTTATTGTGTCATCAGGATTTCTTTTCCACTCATCAATTAAATCAGGGAAAATAGCTTCAACTTCTTGAGCAATAAACCCTCTTACATTTTTCCCATTATTACCGCTTTCAGATTTCCAATCATATTTTCTTGGTCTTAATGACATTATAGCATCTAATCCAATATCTAAATCTCTTATGTTTTCTTTTAACCTTCCATCAGAGATAGCAGATATTGTAGTATTAGTGGCATAAATTGTACCTGCACCACTAACATAAAATCTATATGCGGCATTTGTTATATCTCTTAAATAATAAGTTGATTCTGCATTTGGTATGCTTACATATATTGAAGCATCTGAATCAAACCTAATACCTCTTGTATCTACATTTTCTACTGATTTTCCGATAAGTACATTACCCCCACTTGTTATTCTCATTCGCTCACTTCCGCCTACTTCAAACGCTATAGGAACGTAAGAACCGCCACCAATATAAGAAGTTGCAAGATATGATACCGATGTTCCAGCAGATAAATATATTGTGTTTTGACCGTTAGCGTCTACTGAAGCATTGTTTCCTTTAACTAATAATTTATAAGATGCATCTCCAGTTGTACCTATACCTACATTGCCACCTGAGGTTATACGCATTCTTTCGGTAGCATTTGTCCATAATGCCAAATAACTGCTTGTTGCAGCATACATATTAAATGAACTTTCATTATTATCCCACCAAATAGCACCTTTAGTAGTACCTGAACTATTATAATCAAAGGTTAATTGAGTATATCTTTCACCTGTATTGTTTAATAATAATTGATTACCATTACCGCCAACTACTGTTAATTTGTTTGTCGGGGAAGTCGTACCTATACCAAGTCTTCCCGAAGCATCCAA